TTTGCCGTCCTTACCGTCAGTCCCGTCTTTGACCATGACCATCCACAAACCATTCCGGTATATGTAAGTACAATGGTCAGCCGTATTTCGGTAGCTGTCACCCTCCTTGGGATTGGACGGATGGGATGCGAACTCACCTAGAAAGGTGATGCTCTCACCTTTAAGTTCACGACCGTCCAGCAGTATCTCCCAATCTTCATGCACGGTCCAGTCGGCTGACTTCCCGGCAAGGATATAACCGCTATCCTTTTTGCGACGATAACTGCCATTCCTGAACCTTGCGATCCTGATGGGAGGATTGGATGTCTTCACCTTGGATAAAAAGACACAGTTGGCAAGAGTGACCATTGTATTGGCTTTGTACGGGGTTTTGGAGGATTCCCAATGACCGCCACCTACTACGGACAATCCCGGATCACCTTTTTGCCCTTCCGCCACTTGTTTCAGCCATGCCGGATTATCATCTGACGGTTCTGTTGTTGTTCCATTATCATCAACACACAACCACAAAGCCCCGTTATGTGACACCCGGTCATAGTAGGCGTACTTACCTGAAACCCATTCACCCTTGTCCAAGGGTACACGAACTGTCTGTCCGGTGATCTCATCAACTTGAAAGATAAGCCCGGTCATGATGATGTTCTGAAGAACGGCTGAGTAACTGTCCGCATTAATACCGGCTACAGTCATACCCTTCTTCTTGCCGAACCAGCTCTTCATCTGTGCCGGCTCCGGGTCCCAAGTGTTGGCATTGTCAAAGAATGTAATACAGTTATTTCCGTTGACTGAATCAATAAGTATATAAGTCTGACGTTCCGGGTCCGTAAAGTTACCTGTTTGTGCCAATACCATCTGCTCGGCAGGTTTCCAGTCAGAATGCCCCGGACGGGGAATGACAGTAAACTTCTTGGCTGTATAATCTGCGGCAGTCACCCGGAATTTCATTTCTTCAAAGCCGTTCAGCTTGCCTTCGCTATTTTTAGTCACAAAATAGGTGGTAAGGATGTCATCAACAAACTGGCTCAATCCGTCCGCATCCGTCAGATCGGGAGTGATGGTGTAGGTTCCATCGCCGTTATCCACGTATGACAATACGGTACAACCACCACCGGGGGAGTTTACCATACGTCCTTTGAAATAGGTTGTACGGTTATAAGCTATTTCAGGAACAAACAAACGCTTACGAAATACACCGCTTTCCATTTCAAGATTGCCCTTTTCGTCTATGTATCCACCTAATACACCAGTAACGAAATCACCGAACTTGGCGTATTTCTTAATGACAGTTCCGCCCAATAATGATAAAAGAAAATTTGTAGAATCCTCCTTGTCTTTGCGCAAAAAGTATTTGGTGAGCTTTTCTAAATCGGAATTATCCATGTTTTCTAGAATCCCGATAAATATGCGCCCAATCCTTTCAGCTGTATTCTCTCCTTCTGTAGATGCGTTTCTTACTTGAAGAGCCAGTTTCTTTAATATGTCAACAGAATCGCTCATTCTCCTATTACACGAAAAACAGTTCTATTAGATTTTAATTTCCCTTCACCGTTATAAAGTGGCATACCGCATTCTTTTAGGTAAAGCACGCATTCTTTCAGGTAGCGGTCAGCTATACTACATGCATCGCTATACACCATCATCTTTTCCTTGAATACTGTATGACTGCTATATTCACCTTCCTTGTTTACGAAGCCGAAACGGGATACATTCCCATCTCCATTTTTGACAATACAGGCATAGGTATAATAAGCCAAAGCTACGCGAAGTCCAGTGATGATTATCTTCTTTTTACATTTAGTTTCATAAGTACCTCCGTCAAGCAGTAGCTGGTATTTTTCAGGATTTTTTTTCACGTCAAGGAACAGTTCGTCTCCCAACGCTGATTTGATGTAGATATTCTCCGACTCACGGATGTAGGTTTCTATCTTGTCAGGATCGAGATGTACAGACATTCCGCGAGACAAAGCCGATACCTCATCTGTTGTTATTAGATACTGCTGCATTTCGTACATACTTTAATGGTTCAACACTATAATCATTAGAGGGGTTGACTACCTCATACCAATAGCTGAATATACGGCTAAAGGTACGCTCAATTAAGCGCTGTTGCTTGCTTACGATAGAATTGTAATACTCGAAAGCATCTTCCAAAATATCGCCTGAGAATCCGACTTTACCAATACGGATGCAATACCATGGCTCTTGGCCATAAGCTGAATAAATACGTTCAACCACACTTGCGTCAGTAACGGTAAATTCTTTGTCGTAATTTTGTGAGTTCAGATTTATTATTTCAGGTTTTTCCTCATCGCTTTCTAAAGTAACTTCCATAATCTTTCCTGCATTCGTATCACCTTGCAACTGGATGAGTGTATTTGAGAAACTGTCGTCATCGTCTGTATCTTTCACTTCGTTGCCTTCTTCGTCAAAGGTTATGTTCGATCCCTTTTTGGTGAATACCATAGCGCCAGGGAAGAAATTATTTCGTACATTTCTGTACTTGACATTGGACAGCCCTTCATCGGTACTCATTTCTGTAGCCACTCGGTCACCTTTCCCGACAGGATAAGTATTTTTCCCGGCCATTGACACCCATAGGATTTGACCTTTGTAGTATTCAATGCCTCCGGCAGCTTCTATTTGAGCCAGTATCACATCTTTTTGAGGGTTAAAAACATCTATATAGTCGATGTTTTCTTTCTTGACCTGCAGAGCTTTCCCTTTACGTGTCTTCTTTCCGCTCCAGTCTGGATGTACTGCTATTTTTGCCACATAACCGTTTTCATCTTCTTCTGTCAGACGGCAATTTTCAAACGGTACGTGCTGCATCTCCACTATCTCACAGAAAACATTGTAGTTAACATGGATTGCTATTCCATTGAGTTCGGACATGTCTTTACATAGTAACATGTGCACATCATCCAATGTGTCACCTTTTCGATTGACTACATATTTGGAAAAAGCAACCTCACGGAATCCGTTTCCTTCAATGAAGTCAGCGAAACGGTCTGAGCATTCAGATGCAGTAGAGCTTGCAGCAATGATATTCTTTAATGTCTGCGGATATAGGTTGTCCTGTCCGTAGGCTTGAATTCCTAGATTTTGTAAATAGCTTGTATCAATGCGGTTACTGCTTTTCTTTTTTAGATCTCTTACTCTCATATTCGCGAGGTTTACGTTCGTCCTTTATTTCTTTTATTCAACTTTATCTTCGCCTTCTCCATTCATTGCGTTCACAATCTCAATGGCCTTGCTTAGATGCAGATTCAGAGCTTTTTTACTGATCTTCTTGCCGTTGATTTGGAAATCTTTCAACGTGTCAGCCACGGATTCTTCAGAAACTCCGTCTTGTAATGATTCTACCATTGAATCAAGCAGGCTTTGATTGTATCCACATTTGTTAACACGTTCTTTCCAGTCCGTAGGTACATGGGCGAAATAAATTTCACCTTTCGGATTTTTGGCAAGGTACTTTTCAGCAACTTCATCAGTGAGGTTGTCATTAGTGTACATTTTATTGCTTCCGAACTCCGGTTGAAGCAGGACACCATTTTTTAATATATAATTACATTTTTCTTTCATACGGTTATTCTTTTTGATGTAAACAGTCATTTCGATTACAGCATCGCGATAGCAGTCGTTACATGATGTTTTGGTGAATTCTTTTCCTAATACTTCCTTGTACAATCTTTCTATCTCCGATTTATCAGAAGAGGAGTAGGAGGGAAGATCTCCTAGCTCCTTTAATTTATCAACCACTTCTTTTAATTCCATGATCATTCAGCTGGTTTTGTCAGTGTTTCAACAAGTGTTTTTGTCGCATCGTAAGATGTCTTGTACAAGAATAATGCTGATTTGGGAACCTTGGTTTCTTGCAAAGAGATATTCCATCCCCCTTCCGTTTCTTCAGAGTACTTGTCATTGCCGATCTCTGCGGCTTTCAAACCTTGGTAGTAACCGTAAACCTGAAAAGCTGAATCTCCCGGATTTTCGGTTTTATTTAACCCTTTGGCTTTATTTTCCAATACAACGACAAAATCACCGTTAGCAAGCCCGTCAATAATGTCATTGCATACATCGGGGTCATTTGCTAATACAACCATGTTCACTGTGTTAGTAAACGTGTTACGATAGGTTCCTGTTGCCAAGGTTGTATTGGTACCAGTAAAGGGGGTTGCACCGAATACCTGTACCTTGTAACCTTTTTTACCTGTTTTCAGCGCAAGAGCTTCTATCACATTCTTGCGGGTCGTGTTGAAAGTAACCGCACCGAAATCCACTTCTGCACGATTCATTATTACGCCCTCCTGTTCCAATCCTGGAACAATAGGATCATCGCACGATGGTGCGATGTCCTTTTTGATTGTTATATCACATATTGCCATATTTGCTCTTTTTCGTTAGTATGCTACCTGTACCAACTCATCTTCGCCAATCATGGAGCCTAATTTTCCTGTTGAATAAATGTAGTTCTTGCGGGCTTTCTTATCAAACCAGATATCCAAGTCCGACATCGGTTCGGTGCCCTCACATCCATACATCAAGTTCTCAGGAGAACATAAAACAGCACGATGCGGTAAGTTAAGTTTGGTTTTGTTGTTCTGATAGGCTTGAATAAATCTATCCCAAATGGAACATTTAACGATGGTTGTTCCATCGTATTTGCTGACCTCTACACCGTCAAATACAACTTCCCAGGGCATGATTACCTTGTACTTTTCTTTCATATCGTGAGTCAGAGCATCGCACATTGACTTGGTGGCGAAAATTGCGCATCCGTCTTTTTGGAAAATCCGGCTGTCGGCATCTTGCAACATCGCATCGAATATTGATGTGGCAATGCCTGTTTCTTTCATCTTTGATTTTTGTAATGCATATGATTCTTCTGCGTTGGCTGCAATTTCAGTGTGCTGTTCGGCATTGTTGGTACAGATGGCAAACAGACGTTTGAAAAAACCGTCACATGTTTTAAATAGTTCGATGTTTACTCCGTCAGTGATTTGACCACCTCCAGTGACAGACGCTGCTGATTTATCTCCAAACCATGTAAAACGCCACATCATTTTCATCATAGCTTCAGACAGCTTCGGCAGTACAATACCGTCCATATATTCGGTCGATGTCAGGTCTCCTATATTTGTTCCCGTTTTAAGGCAGTACTTGGCAATGGTGTTTTCCAAGTCTGTATAGCACATTTCCAAAGGAATTTGCCAATCCCCGATTTCCCATTCCTTTTGGGCGGCAGCGATAGCCACTTTTTTATATTCAGGGTCGCATCCGGAGCCGGCTACTCCGATATCTTCCATTTCACCGATAAAACCTGCTTTTTTACCGTTAGTCACATTGGGCATAAACGTCATAAAACGCTCCATGTCCTCGTTTTGAAAGACTGTTAACTGAATAAGGTCTTTCAAGTCTTTTACAGCCTGATTATCAGGTGTAAGTTTGTCAAAATCTAAAATAGGCATTTCCCCTCCTTTTATTACTTGTTGTTTCTTTTTTCTCTTTCTTCACGAAGTTTTCTCTGAATAGGCGTTTCATTTTCTTCTACTCCTTTTATACCCTTGTTGAACGTTTGGGTACGAGCTGACACTTTATAAGTACTACAATGTTTTGCCAGCCAGTTTTCGCCCCCGGCCATACGGACTGCGTTCAGAATCTTGTTGTCCTCAATGGTACGGGCATTCGTCTTTAGAGAAGCATTCTCAGTTTCCAACTCTTCTATACGGGCTTTTAAAGCTTTCACTTCATCCTCTTCCAATTCATCAGGATCTTTAATTTCTGTAATAACGCCATCTGTCACAATGATAGTCTTTCCGTCAGGCATGACATGTTCGCCATCGGGACTTGCTGTATCTCCTACTTGGGGTTCACCTTCATCTCTTTCCACGGTAAGCGTGTTACCTTCGGCATTTGTCAATTCCATAGATACGACCTGTACGTCTTCAATTTTTTGATAGCCGCATTTGGCCAGCAGCCTGTCTATGATAGTCTGCTTCACTGTTACTTCTTTTTCTTTGTTCATTTTTTTGTTATTAAATGTGTAAGTTCTCCCTTTGGCAGTTGTAGGCATAAGAACGGTCGTGATAAAACCTAATTGTTTGGCTGTTTCACCACCAAACCAACCGGCTTTATTCATTTGGGCTTCGATAACTGAGGCTTCCGATCCTGTGCGTTCTACATACAAAGCTAGCATCTTGTTTTTTTCACTCTCCAAGTTTGATTTTATTGATTCTAGGGTTTCAAGATCAAGGTCTCCATCGTATGAAGCCATATAAGGCTTGTGAATAAGAAACTTTGCATGTGGATAAGCAAAACGTCTTTCTTTTGCAGCGGCCAATAATATCACGGTTGCCATGGATGCACATCGTCCTACTGCAGTACAGCTGATTTGCTTTCCTGAAGCACGTAAGGCGTCATAAATGGCATACCCTTCAACGGCATCACCACCGCATGAATGTATCTCAATATCAATAACGTGGTCATTCGGATCTATCCAAGATAGGAAATTTTGAATATCGGGAAAAGACAATCCCTCTTCACCAGTTAGATACCAATTTTCCATTTTGTCTTTATCCGCAACAATATCTTTGTTGATGTATAATTTCGCCATATATAATCTATTTTGAAGCAAAGGTAAAAAACGGTATATGGCTATAAGAATTTCAGAACATAATAGCACTGACACGCTTTGTCAGTAAAAAAATAAGGGGAAGAATAATCTTCCCCCTTATTGAATTGAAACGTCAACGGACAACCTGTCAATGACTCTATAGATGGTCCTTTCTGAAATGCTGTATTCATCTGCCAGGTACTGCATGATATATGCCTTTTTATGACCTTCAGCCGTAAGACGGGTGTAGTCTTTATACATTTCTAGGTATTTAATATCTGATGCATCTAATGACATTTCAGACATTATCCTAAGAGTGTTCCTGTTTATATATAATAGTTCGTATGCTTTCATAAACTACCGCTTTCTTCTATGTATTTAATTCTATTCGCAACTGAAGTAAACTCTTCTACAGAAACGACAGGGGCAGGAGCCATCATCATTCCTTTGGCGACTGCTCTGGCCAGCATATCTTCGCCTAAAGTTTGATTATTCGTTGCTGTTACATTAATAGGTACACCTCCACCCATCATATTGAAGGATGATAGGATAGGGGCGAACATGGACGTAGCTTTGGCAGTTATAACGGATTCTCCATTCGACAATTGTGCCGGAATACTGTCGCTCGTTCCTGTCCCCGGTCCTGTAACCAAACCACCTTCTGCAAATTTAGCACTTTTTACTATCTTAACAGCATTTGCAATGTTAGAAAGGATTGTTGCAATACCTGATGCCATTGTAGCTATACCAAGAATACCTTTCCCTGATTCAGCGGATACCATTTTTGCGATCGCCTTACCTGAATTGATGGCGATCTCTGCCAAAGCCAACATTTTGCTTGCCATAGCAAATCCTCTGTCAGACTCCCCAATTTGTTCTGTGAGAGCTACAAGGCCATTTGTCACCTGTTCCATTGCTTCATATTTAGTTTGTTCTATTTCAATCTCCTTATCGCTCAGTTCTTTTTTGGATTCCAGATAAGCATTCTGTGCTTCCAGCTTGCGAAGATTGAATGCTTCTATACTTTCACCTTCCATTTGCTGCAGGCTATCGAGCTCGGCTTTCTTTTGTTCCATCCTTATACGAAGAATTTCCTCTTCGTTATCATATGCTTGTGCGATTTCCGTTTCAAAGCGTATGCGCATGGCTTCCTGTTGCTTGTTGATAATATCCTGCTCATGAACTGTTGCCAGTTCGTCTATCTTGGTATTGTACTTTGCTTTAATGGCCAGTTTCATTTCTTCGGTTTGTTCTGTGCTGGTAAGTTCCGCCTCTTGTTGTGCTTGTAATTGTTGTATCTTTAACTGATACTCCTGCTCGCTGCCTTCCTTGACCGATTCCAATTGCAGGGATATCATTTTTAAACGGTTCTCCAGTTCTTTTTTCAGCTCCTCATCGGACAACTTGCTAAGTTCCATAGATTTTTGTTGTTCCAAAGCCTTTATTTTGGCGTTGATGGCTTCACGAGCCTTAGCGGTAAGGTTCTCTTCTTGCTTTAAACTGATTTGCAAATCCTCAATCTGCCGGGAATAGTTCAATTCAATCTCTTTCCGTGCTTGTTCTCTCTTGTCTTTCACTAAGGCAAGCATAGCATCTTCTGCTGCCCTTACTGCTTCCAGTTCTGTTTGCTTTGCTTCCTTTGCTTTGTCTGCACCTTCCTGGCGGATAGAGTTTAGGGTGTTTTGCTGCTCTGTCTGACGGGTGTAACTGCTTTCTTCCAATTCACTTAATCTGTTTACTTCTTCGCTTAATTTCCTAAGGTCATCAATAGTGCTTTCCGATATACCGATTTTTCCAATAGCTTCATCTGCTGTAATTGCTCCTTTTTGCATGTCCTCAATGGTCTTAAGGGCTTCCTTTGTTACTTTAGTATATCCGAGCATATTGGCAATTCTTGCTTTCGCTAAGTCTGTTTGGATTTTTAAGTCCTCTTTTTCCATTGCTGCAGCTTTTTCCGCAGCTTTGATACGTTCCTGTGTGGATAGGGTTTGGTCATCTGCAGCTTTTTTCAGTTTCTCAATTTCAGCTCGGTTAGCGGCACGTGACATGGACAGCATGACTTCCCTCTTGTCTATCTCATTCAAGACTTCTGCCAGCTTCCACGCCTGTTTGGTTTCATTGACTATTTCATCACCGATACCAGCGAATATGGATTTGGCATCATTCCCCGCCTGTTTGAAGTTCCCGGTAAACAGATTCACTAAAGCACTTCCCAACTTGCCTGCCCGGTCTATTAAGACATTTACAGTGGCACCCAGAGCCCCCATTATTTTATTGGCTGCTTCCACGCCCTTCTGTGTTTTGGTGAACCATGATACCAAAGATCCTAAAGCTACAATTAATACTCCAATACCAGTTCCAAGTAGAGCAACTTTCAACAGTTTCAAAACTTTAATCCAGCCGGTTGTGGTGGTCGAAACAGTAAGCATTTCTGTTTTTACTCCAGACAAATAATTTCTTACTCCACCCAAGGAGGTCACCATTACATTTATCTGCTGCACGAACGGGATATTGGCATTGGCGGCTTCCATTATAGCTTCCTTGTAATTGCCAACATTTCGGTAATACCGCTGTGTCTCTTCTTCAGCGTCCTTCAGAGCATCAGTAACCTCATTAATTTTATCCCGTAACTTAATGCCTGTAGCCGCATTCCGTTCCGCTTCGGATAAAGCATCGTATTCAGCCGTTAGATTTGACAGTTTGGCACGGAGAGAAACAAGGCTGTTTTCTTGCGCCTTCTCCTGCTTGAGCTGATTTTGCATTGTTTTCGTTATAATACGTATCGAATCATTACAGTCGTTGATATAGGCTTTAGATGCCGCCATTTCTTCATTGTACTGCTGCCTTTTTATGTCTCCAGCCTTTAACTGTTCCTTCAGTTTCGCCTCTGCTTCTTTGGCTTTGTCGATTTTTGTCTGATACTCGGCTATAGCTTTGATAGCCTCATTATAATTCACTTTGATATCAAGTATCTTTTCTACTTTGTCTGCCATAATTAATCCAATTGAAAAAGTTTACATTCGCAAATACCTGTTTTCTCTGCTTTTATTGATATGACTGCGTAATATTTTCCATATTGGGCCAGATAAACAGGTACAGACATATCCAAGTTTCGTAATTCATGATCTCTGATTTCTACCAGCTCGGTAATAATCTTAGGTTCTCTGATATATTTCTGATAAGATTTGTAGTTGTTTTCAATAATAGTGTTCCAGTCCAGACCGTCAAAAGTTGCTGTATTGTCGTTCTTTAGGACCAGTAGTCTGGGATCTGTACTTTCGTTATATTGTAAAGCTCCGTCAGATGTATAGGAATATATCGGGATAGTTGCGATTCCACCTTTCATTTCAGACGCTGCGAAAGGCAATGTCAGCGTTTCCTGTTCATATTCCAAAGTCTTATCGTCAACGTATATGATTCCATTGTATTTGTCGTCATTTTTCCATTTGTATACATTTCTTTGAGAGAATCCGTCAATTTTGAAAGATATATTTTTAGGACGGTTTGCACTATATGAGGCGATAACTCTTTTGGTCCAGTTCAGAGCTTTGGTCTTATTTTCTATGATGGTATCAATAGGAACGAAGCTTACGACATTTCCATTGCCGGGAATGGCAAAAGTTCCACAAATAGATGCTATAGCTTTGATAAAGTCTATCTGTTTTATATCAGGTAGGTTTGGAACATAATAGAACCGGGAGTTTGCTTCATCAGTGTCTTTCAAATAGACAGTATCTCGCATCGTTATTTTGACATAGCTTCCTTCTTCTATTGTATAATTCCCCAATTCTGCATAAGGATCGTACAGTATAGCGCTGAGTTCCTCTGTATCTCCTGGATTAAACTCCCCATCTATAGCGAAAGAATACCTGTATTGATTTTCTTGTAATAAAGATATACTCGGATTACACCTGAATTTCAACTTGCTGGTTATGGATTCTTTGTTCCGTATATCGAAAGAAACACCATATTCACCTGAACTTTGTGGTTCCTGGCTAGTATTGACTATTATATTGATAGTTCCAATAATTCTAAGGGGTACGTTCTCTTTCTGCGGCTTGAATCCGATTACCTTGCCTGACGAATCTTTTGTTATAGCCACATAATAGTCAGATCCACTTTCCACAAATTGGAATATTTTGAGAATCCATCCTCCTGGAATATTATATGGAGATATTCCGTCATTTGTTAAAGTTGTAGTGCGAGCTTCGATTTCTTTTGGTGCGCTATTTCTTGAAAGCAATGGAATAACTAAAGTTTTCAACAGTTCGTAGTGTTGTTCTTGGAATTTAAAGGTGATATCGGCATCAGCTTCTATTTTGTTCAAAACCCACATAGCTGTAACCACAGGGTGATACCAGGCAGCCGGCTCATCATTTTTAAAGCCATAATCAATTTTAGGTATTCGGGGCGAATTGTCTCCTTTCTTCCAAATGATGTAATCTTCGTTTTCTGTCCTGCCGTACGATAAATCCTGCAATGTCTTGTTGTCATTTACAATTTCTGCAAATTTAGAAACATTGCCCCATGTCATGGCTATATCTATGGTTTCGGATATTTCTATAAGAATGACGCTGGCGTCCGGTATGATTTCAATCCCATTGCGCAAATAGCGTCCTTTGTGGTTGATACGAGCATATTGTGCTGAATGGGATGGGAGATGCGCATAATTAATCACATGACAGTTGTTGACTGTCAAAGGTAGCTTGATGGAGTATGTGTTGTTGCTTGTGATCTTGCTTACATCGCTAAAAATATTACTTCTAAAATTCAATGTGATATTGGTACTTTCATTAATATCCATTGCTTTGTTATCTATGAATAGTAGTTGTTCTGTCATAAGCTCTGCACGTTAGTTTCAGGTAATATAATGTTCGCTTCAAAGTCTTGCAGTGATACCCGCTGTTTGACGAAATTTCCCACAGACACATTTACGGCCATCCATCTGGCGTTACCGTTATCATCATAGCCCATGAACATATCAACAACAGGAGATGTGGCCATTTGGTAAAGGAAGTCATAAGTTATGCTGTCTATTAATGGAGCGCATACGGGAAGTGTCGTTTCTTCCATTTTCCTTTGCTTTCGTCCGCTACCTCCATGGTATCCGTTCTTGTAACTGTAATCCTGCATATTGTTTCTGATGAACTCTCCGTCATTGGATACCTGCGAAGTCTCGTTTCCTTGCATGAATAGCCAGTAACACCACATTCCATGGCGGTTGATCCATCTCAAGTATATTCCACAGTCTGAATTGTCAACCTTACAAGTGATCTTTGTGGCCATATTGAGCAGCCCTCGGAAGGTGAAATCAAAGGTGTGGTCAAAAACAGATGCTGCCGTATTACTTCCAGGTAGATAAAATTCCACCCTGTCTGAAGCATCTATTCCAGCAAGAATGATATTCCATGCATTTTGTCCTGATAATGCGATAGGGGAGCTTTCGGAACCATCTATAGTTACTTTTACATTCCCTGATGTTGCAGAGTATAAGCCTACAGAGAATGGGTAGTTTTTGAACCATGTCAGCACTCGGCTTCCATTATACTGCTCTCCAACCTTACTGGCTCCCCACAATATGAATACGTTGAACTGGAAGCTGTTTTCAAGTGTTCCTGATTCGTTATACATATCAAGCTCTATGCTAAACAGACGTCCTAACTTACTATCTTCGGCGTGAGTTGACTTGTAATCGACTTCTCTGTATTCGTCAAAATAGCTCTGCGTATAGAATGATAGGTCAAAGAAGCAGGAACCACCGAACGTCGCTCTGTTCTCTCTGTCTGATGTGGCTGTGGTGGTGTCCGTTACCGTTGCAGTAACAGATTGATAGTTTCCGCCAAGGATATTTATTATCACAGGATTAAAGCAGAATCCTATTTGGTCAGGATATTCAATTGTTGTATTATCTATCGTATGTGTTCTCATTGTCGAAATTCAGATTTATATGTTCAACTTCTGTTTCATATATAGCCGATACCCTGCTAGCTATATTGTCCACGGTATTTTCTAGATCACGGGAATAGATTTCCTCATGTTTTCTGTTTCGGTATAGTTCCGTTCCTTCCTTGGCTATCTTTCTAGCGACAAGGTAGGCGAAGGAATCGGGCTTCTTTACTTGTATACCCTTATCTTCCACCCATTGGCGGATAATCTTGTAAAATCCTTTCGGAACTTTCCCTGGCCCACGTCCGGTTTCTAGTACCGCGAATGCCTGCCTGCCCCACAAAACGCCTCCGTCCTCCGACATTTCTACTTTCAGACTGCCCTTTGTCCTTCCACTGGCTACTTGTCCGGCTGCTTCATGGTTGGCTATAATTCGCTTGCGTAACGCTTCCAGCTCTTCACCTATTATCCTTAGGGTTCCGGCTTTAGTTTCTGCTGCCATATACAATCTCTTTCACGCTCTTGTTGCAAATAACAGTACCCATTATCTCTTCTAACTTAAGTTGGATAACTATTCCGGTTACATTAACATCCAGCTTGTCATAGAAAACAGAATAAGGGATATCTCCTGATATTTCTTTGAACATCCCACTCCTGTTCAATAGCAATATGAATTCTTTGGCTTTATTCTTGCATCCTTCTATCACTGCATCATTTTCTGTGCCATCAAAATCGAACTTGGTTTTATCCATGAAGGCCATCATACAGTTAGGGCAGTCTCTTAACTGCTGTCTGCCTAGATTAAAAGTTCCGCTTACAGGAAGGAGATTAAGCACTGCCGGCAATTTAATCTTGTCCAGTCTTATATTGGCTGTTTGCCAGTTGTCAAAAAGGTAACTTACACCCTCCATGGAGTCTACTATCTTTTTAATTTTTTGCTCTACCGTCATTTCTTCTTACTTAATATGTTTCTTAATCTACGTTCGAATCTTACTCTTTTGGCGTCCATGTCAAGACATTTATATACTCTGACCCATGGCACGCTGTCTACTTCTGCATGATCAGTGATACCCATGCGCTGCGCATAGTAATCAATCATGCCGAAAGGTCCAAAATTTAGCAATTCGGATCCTGCTTGCTTCTCTTCGGGTGTGGGTGGTACATTAGTCGACGCGAATAGTTTATTTATTCGTTCAACTTCTTTGGCCACCCATTGTACGAATCCCAGTACATCGCTAGCTGGAAGTTGGGATATATAACGTTTACTCAGCCCCATCAGTACAGTACAGGGAACGAACAATATATCGTGTTCTGTTTCGATGGATTGCAGTTGCATCAGTTCTCCCATATTTATGTCGTTTAGGGTATCTGGTGTCTTATACTGCCCTAGTTGATAAGGTTTTTTCAGTTCATCCAACTTGGTTCTAATGACCTCGGGTTCGGTGGCAATGCTGCTTATTATCAAAAATTCTTTTACTGTCATATCTTTCCTATTTTTGCTTTTGGTCGTTTTGGTGTTGGTTTGATGCGGAATATCATTGCCATTATCAGCATATCAAGGTAATCTGTGGAATGACCTAATATTTCTTTCATTTTTTCTTTGCTGATTATTCCTTTCTTCCGTGTGTCTGCATCAATATGTGCTTGTTTGAGAACTGACAATTCTTCAATGATCCGTTCCCGCTGTGCTTCCGTGCATACGATACGAAGCAATCGATTGTTAATCATCTCAGCCAGTTTGAAGGCACACTCTGATTTCAAATTGTCAAATTCAGGATTAATAGGTCGTGCTCCTCCATGAAACTCCTTGATACCGTTCAGATAGCTTTCAAGATAGTTCCCCAATCCGTCAGAGTCCGCAATCATCTTACTACGAGGAATTGAGCATTCTATCATCATCCGCTTCAGGTCTGTTTCAATGGATTTTCCAGTACTGTATTCCTGATCCAGTTTGATAAAACACACATTCCCTTTCCAATGACCGGCGATAAATCTGTCTCGTCCCTTCATTGCAAGGTCTGCAGAACCGGTAGATTCACCTGCAGGAGCAATGAACTCATTCGTGAACAAGTCACAGATAGCGTCGTAGTTACACAGGGCAGTCGGGTCATTATCATACTCCCAATTGCCGAAATATAGGCGTTCCTTTGTTACCCGGTCTTTTGTGTTTCGAAGACTTTCGATGTAGTCTTCTGTTGCCCAAGGATTATCCTGCACCAAAGCTTGGATAAATGCATAAGGAGCTTGTAATTTGTCTTCTTTCCAGGGCTTGTAGAATTCACGGTATAGCCAGTTTTTCTTCGGGTTACAGGTGATAAGTATCTTTCCGGGTACATGGTATACATCGTTCATGTGGCGGCCGATACGGGTTTTCAAGACTTCGAAGGCAAGGTAGTGCACTTCACCAGCTTCCTCTATCCATCCTCCTGTATATTCCTTAGACCCCAATCGTTCATACATCGGATCTTTCACCGGATAATACGTCAAGTCAATATAAACGATTTCACTTCCGTTGTCGAAGGCTATCCCTTCATTTGTTGTCTTGTATGCCGTGAAGCTGTGAGAAGATGCTACCTTATTGAAGGTCACGGTAACGGACTCACGGCTATCCTTCAAATTATTTCGGCCAACAAACCAGCGAGTACCGGGAAGATAGTAGGCACATTGCATCAGCCATTCACAGCCTAGCCATGATTTACCACCACCTCCGGCACCACCATACAATAAAAATTTCGTTTTGCTGTCACGAAGAAAATTGTATGCCAATCGCTGTTTTAAGTTAACCTTTTGCTCCATATCACTTCAATTTGTCAGCTTCGGGAGTATAGGGAAGAAAGTCAAATCCGTTGAAGGGTTTGCCTTGTGTTGTATGATCCACTTCCTGTTTGTCGGACAACCCTAGCTTTCGGGCTATAATGTTTGCATTGAAAGCGCCAACACAGGCTCCTTCAAATTGTTGAGTCTCGATGGTTTCTTCCACCCGCGCGATGACGTGCAAAAAATCTTCATCATTTTTTTTCATGCATTCACTTCTGAAGCTACTCCACCAACGTGATGAAGTACCTAGATAGATACATAATCCGGTGAGAGAGTAGGGGCGCTGTGTAGGTGAAACTTCTTGTTGTGTTTGCTGTTCATTAACAGTTTCTGTTCTTTTACCTTTTTTGCGTCTAACAGGCATGGTACGTTGTATAGCCTTTCTTGTTGTCCATGGGTTTTCATCACACCATTGGAAATATTCGCACGCCGCCTCCCATAACGCTTCAGGCGTGGCGAAGAGTTTATCCCTGCCATGCTTGCTGCGTAACATCCAAAACTGATTTCCTTTAGGTGCTGCCATTGTTTATAGTGTTTTAAAGATTGGTATAATTTCTTTGTCCAGATCCCATTTGCGATTATTGGGAAGAGGAAGTGTGAATTCATATTGCAACGCTTTCAGATAATCATTCTTACTTGCGCTCCTTCCGTTGGTTGATGCTACTTGAAATGACGAACCTCTTAACTCTTTTTCTGGGCTTATCTTCATTCCTTTATCGAATATGTTAAAATCCTTTCCGATGTAAGCTGTGTTTAATCTGATGATGTCAGCTGTGGAATGATAATGCTGGAAGTACCATTCACCAAAACGGAAGTTGGCTGTGAAGTTCTTTGCGTCAAGAAATACGGCTTTAGAACGATGGTCGTGTGTTTCCTTGCGTTCAGATGATTTCTGGGCGAACAGCAGCGGAATGCCAGACCAGAATATCATTCCTCCGGGCTTGCATAATGCTGATAACGAAAGTAAGACATTCTTTTCATCCTCTTCTGAGTTCACAGAGTTCAACACGCTATCGCACACAACCACATCGTACAGCCCGTAGTCCGACAAGGTCTTGCATATGGAAGCACAGTCTTGCCTGATTTCCTTTTCATCAATGATGTCCGCTCCATCTTTGCGGTGGAAGAATTCAATGGCGTCAATGAGATAGCCTTTTTTCTTCAGTATGGTTGCGTAATCCTTTTGTCCGGCACCGAAATCGAGTATGCGCATATCCTTGGTGATGTATGGTATAACCTGCGTTTCATACAACGTTGAATGGCTACGCTTGCTTGGAACCCCGTTCTTTTGCCGTAGCCGTGCCTTTTGGGCAAAAGACTGTATATAGGTCTTTCGTTCCAGATGGGAATACTCGAACACTCCATATTCCTTAGAGAAGTATTTGAGCGCGATTTCTTCTTTCCCTTCTGGAAGGACATATACAAGTAGGTCCATACCTAATAGTTTTACCGTTTTGGCATATACTGTTGAGATGATCACTTTCCCGGTATGGTCACATATGGCATTTGCAAACTGGCCGTAACGGAGAATCATTTTCGTAAGGTCAACAACACGTGAGTTGTTTCCTCCTTTGGAAAGAATGGAGATATCTTTGTTGGATACAGTATAAAATCCTTCTGTTCCTTTAGGAAGACTTACATTGATTTCTGGTTGGATTTCCGACAACTCACATTCCGCATAGTTGTGAAGTTGGTTGAACCTTACTTCATCGGTGGAGTTTACACCGTCAAGAATAAAGGCTGGAACATGGGTATACCCAAGCAGCTTCATTGTCTTTGTACGTTGGTGTCCTGCCATGATACGTTTATCCGATTGACGTATGATGATCGGTTTGATAATGCCTAATTCCTTGATGGATTTTTTTAAATCTTCTTGTGCTTCATTAGTGAGCAGGCGTGGGTTATATTCTGCCGGGTTCAATATTGATATGTCTATGTATTCCATCATAAGCCAAGTAGATTATTAACAAAACCAACCATTACACCGTTCTTATCCAAATATTCAGAAGCCCGTGCTTTCAGTGCTTCCAGTTCGCTTTCACTGACTGGAATCTTATACCCCTCAAATACTAAATATTTGATATGAGCTCCGGCTTCATAGTTTGCGTTCTTGAGTACATTATGACTGTCTTCTATATCTTCTGAAAAATCTGTCGGATCAGGAAAGCTGATGCCTTCCATACCCCAATTAAGCAACTCGTTACAATCCCAGTCAAACAACTTGGTTATGTCCCATTGTCCGTTGTTAACGTTATCACGTATGATTAGCTCACGTTCCCTTTCCTCGGTCAGGTTGGGAATAAGAACGGTCGGTACTTGTTGCATACCTAGCGATATACAGGCATCATACCTTTGGTTTCCGGCTATAATGATCAATTCGCCAGTACGGTCTGACAGGATGATCGGTCGGGCTTCGAAATAATCCGGATTGTTTCGGATTGACTCTTTAAGTTTGTCCAGCTGTTCATCCGAAATAGTTCTTGGATTGTTTTCCAGTTTCTTCAGTTCCTCTAGTTTTCTGTAAATAATTTCCATAATTGCTTTTTTTGCGTTACAGAAACGAAGGTACTTAATAAGGGAGCTAAGGGGAAAAATGAGGAAAACAAAGTACTGACACGGCTTGTCAATACTTTGTTATGTGTTGTTTGATTATCTTTAGCTTGTTATACTAGCGTGAAGAAAAAGGGAACCACCCGATTAGGAATGATTCCCCGAAAATAGTTACTTTGTATAGTTTGCTCATGGCTATTTCTTTTTCAAATTAGACATTACACATTTAATCACTTCATAAATGAAAATAGCAAGAAAAATAGTAGTCCATGGATATTGGTTTATCAGTTCATAAAAATCTCTCATAGTTTTACCTCCTTCCACTCACTTTCTATAATCACATGTTCACACTTATTACACCTATGCAAATAAGTTGGGAATGGTGCCGTTGTATAGTCCTCAACAGCTATTTCTATACTGCCACATTCCGGACATTCTATCTTTACCTCTTTGATACCGGGATAATCCCAAAAGGATAATTTGCCTTTCACGTCCTTAATTGGATTTTCGTAGAGAATAGGGTTAGCTAGTACCCAGTTATAAACTCCTTTCTCTGCCCAGATGGAAGGATGGTTTTGTACACAGTCTATTATCTCGACGCTTCCGATTATGGAGCCTGTACAAAAACTAAAATCTTTCCACTCTTTGTTTTCCGGTAATGCCAATAACTGCTCATTGGTAAGTATTGAATCATAGAAATTATCATAATTCAAAGGTTTACCGCTTGAATGAATCAGTACCCTCTGCCCTAAGTATTTCTTAGGGCAGCTCCAAGTACGGTTCTCAATGTCTTTAATACCATGGACTATCAAAGAGGCCCACGGCTGTTTTATGGTTATTGCTTTCATTTTTTATTGTTGTTCTTTAATATCTCATCAAAAGACGGAATAGGAAACCATGCCAACACGATACTATTTCCAAAAATCCATCTATTATCTTTATCAAAAGCATTTATTTTATAAAACCTTTCAATTACAAACCGTTATACGTTAATTTCTAATTTACCCCTATATTTGTTATATGGGCTTTCTACATAAAATTCCCACTCACCAGTAAATCGTAGCCGAAAGACTTGTTTTGCAAGCTCAATGACATCTTCTATTGTTTTAAAACAGTTAGTCAAATCACCTTCATCGTAGTAATCTCCCCATCGTTCCGGGTCTTTGTCTATTTCTTCCTTAGTAAGCGGACGTTTAAGCACAAGCTCATAGGTATAATGTGCCAATGGGATATTGTTGTCAAATATCATTTTACTATGTCCCGGTTCTCCGTCACATTCCATATTGACACCTTGAATCTTTATCTTTCCGTAATGATGTACAGCGTTTAAAGAAATGCCTCTGAACGTAGTAATTTCAAGCGTAGCGCGCCTTTTGGGATTACCTTTGGTGTACCCCCAAGACCTTACGGCATGAAGTTTATCATTAGAAAGTATAATATCAAGACCGCATTTATCTGTAAACACATCGGGATAAACATATTGTTCCCCTTGGCTTTGTTTTACTATCTGCTCTAATGTCATATTTCCTCCTTTCTATTCTCGTTTTAAATCGAATACCAAGCCAAATGTCCGTAGGCGGATTCTGACATGCTTCCATATTCGTTTACATGGTCAACAAAATCCTCCAAAGGAACGGCATCTATCTCATTTCTTGCTTTGACAATGGGAGCACCACCAGTGATACTTACCTGAACGGTATCCCAGGAAACGTACTTCTGGCATTCTTCGGTCAATTCACTTTCTATTACTGCCAGTCGAGCAAAGGTGGAGTTATATTCTCCAGCCAGTTTTTCTATCTTATTCATATATCTCTAGTTACGATTCTGATAAATATCTCATTAAACTATCCTTATCTCTAAAAAGTCTTTTTCCCCATTGTGGATAATTGTTTCTTGGTACACTAAGTCCATCTGACAGCTTATAAACCATAAGAAAACTATCATCAGCATAGGATATTTCGATAATTATTTTGCTTATACTTGTATGGATAATGTTATCCCCGCTCAGATAGCATACGCTATCTCCTACGTTAAATTCTGTATCTATATTCATTTCTTTATCGTTATACGTTAAACTCAATTTTCTGTTGCAGTACTTCGTCTGCATAATATTGGTTAAAATTTTTATCACTTATCCACCAATTAAACCCAAACTCTGCATCGGTGAAGTTGTGGTTGAGATATCCGGCATCAATCAACTTTTGTATGGTCTGAATCCATTTATGTTTCGCATGAGGGAAACGCTGACAATCTTTTAACTTCTGCTTATAGTTAGACATTGGGCAGATAATACATCCGATGCGCTTATAGCCTTCATCATACAACGAGCAATGCTCTATGCTATTCCCATTCAAAAACTGCCATACGTCCCTATCAGTCCAGTGAATTATTGGAGAAACAAGTATTTTATCCTTTCCTCCCACGCAAGTAACCATCTTTTCTTTGTGTTCAGAGAATTGGTCGAAGTTGCCGCTAAATTTATGACCGCTTAGTTCAATCTCTTCACGCTTAGAGCGCCGGGTGCTTTCTGCTTTTCTAACGCCAATCAATGTAACCTTGCCAGCACCGGATATCTCTTTAAATTCAGCGCAACACCAACGGATTGATCTTGTAGGCAATAAGTGTTTTTTCAAAGCCATATCATAGATAGATATCTTTGGCTTAATCAATTCTACATCCGGGTAGTTCTGTTTTACGAAACGAATTACTTCCGGTGGGTCAACACTTGTAAGGCTCATGTGAGCCTTAAATTTTACTCCTGCCATTACTGCAAGATGGTAAAGGGCTTGACTATCTTTACCACCTGAGAACGCTAAATAAAAACCATTCTCTGGGTCATAATCAAGTGCCATTTGTTTACATTTGCGAAGCAAAGCGATGGAATAATCTATTTTAGATTGTAGATTCATTTTTTATTTTATTATTACATATTGCAATCTCCACACATATCCACAAGAAAATCAAATTCTTCTCGTGAGTATTCAAATCCATTGATTACGATTACCTCGTTACCATTTTGGTCAAAATAAACTCCATCATTCATTTCTGTTCCGTTTTGAATTTCTTGTTTATTTCTTTTTCAGCAGCTCTGGCCCCTTTCTTGAAACCCTCCACAAAGCTGTCAAAACAAGCTCTATGGATTTCTAAAGTACATCTTCGCATAAGTGGACAAATCGAACATTTTTGGCTAAGTCCGGCTGACTTCTTGGCTATTTTCGTTACATTTTTCATTGGATTTTTAAATTAATTATTACGATTTCTTTCCGCTGCGACTTCACTCATACACATCTTGCACCAGGAGGTGAGACATTGGTATTCCTTATCCCCATATCTGACAGTCCTGTTATAGAACCGGTGGAGCGGAAGGGAACGTCCGCAATGCGGACAAACCTTTCTTCCGGCTTCCGTACCGGCAACCGTTTTGGCTTTACGGCGTACAAGCGTACATCCCCTGCATTCATCCAGTCTGCCTTTGTACTTCCGGCATTTGTGCAGGGAGATGCGCCCGCATGGAGCGAATTTCTCGCAGTCGAATCTAGGTTCTGTGTGATAGATGTTCATACGGCACTGTCCATTAAATCAAACAATGTGGGTGCGCTAACTTCCATCTCCGCCTCATACAGATATGAAAGGCTGTCTTTCCAATAGTCATAATTCAGTTCAGTAGATAATCCCCTACGTTTCAGCCTTATGGCACAATAAGGCACAGTGCCGATACCTCCAAAGGGGTCAAACACCAGCTCACCCTTGTTTGAGTACCGTTCAATCAGTCTTTCAACGATATCGAGCTGTAAAGGGCAGATGTGGTTCTGCCGTTTCTTCTGTGACTGCTTGGTATTGAGCGTGCGCATCCGGGTGACATCATCCCATATCCAGGGCTTCTTGCTTACCGGATCAACGGCCATAAACGTTTTAGGCAGCTTTCCGTAAGCTTCCAATTCCTCTGCGAATGATACATGTTCTTCGTAGTTATATATATGCTCGCGTTCGTAGTTCCTGAACAGATGGCGTATCTTGTCTATTCCGGTTCCTTTCATGTCCTCATAGCTCAATAGAGAGTTACCCGATGATTTCCAACTTGCATGGGCATCTATCTGCCAACGGGCGAGCGAGTATTCACTCTTATTCTTTGTCACCGGCAAATCAGCATAGGCTCGTGAGGTATCAGAAGGCAACTTTCGGAAAAGAAGAACATATTCCGGGCAACCGATACCCATCTTTGAACCGTCCTTGCACATTTCAGTATATCCAAGCCGATAAGTCTGGTTGTTCTCCCTTACTACATCCGTATCCACTGTAATACGCCCCATGTAGCGGAATCCGTGCTTCAGATAATGGAACACTGTCATTTCGCTGAACGGGTCGATGGTGGGCATACCGTCACCCGTAGCGTTGCCGAACAGTACACGGTCCTTTACATGGATGCAGGCCAACCGGCCGGGCTTTAAAATACGCATAAGCTCCGGGGTGAGATAGTCCATCTGCTCAAAGAACTTGCTGTTGTCTTCATTATGTCCGAAATCATTATAGGTAGGCGTATATTCGTAGTGGTTGGAGAACGGGATACTGGTTACAATCAGGTCTACCGAATTATCTTCCATCTTCTGACATTCAAGTACATTGTCATTATTGATAGCTTTCCACAGTTTGCCGGACTTCTCTTCCCGACTGGCGAACATCCAGCGCATCATCTTTTCCTCTGCCTGTAAACCGAACAAACCGTTCTTGCGGACTATATCGGTCATTCTGGCTACCATCTGGCGGTGTTGCGCCCACTTCTGCATGAAGCTCTTGTATATCTCTCCCTCACTTTCCGCATAGACCAGATAGAGGTCAACCGGATGCTGCTGCATGAAACGGTAGATACGGGCTATTGCCTGAAACTTGTCGTTGAAACGGTAGTCAATGAACATGATTGCCTTGTGGCAGTGGTACTGGAAGTTCAGACCCTCACCAAGCATTTCAGGTTTGGCGGCCAGATATTTCAGGCGGCCATCCTTGAAGTCCGCTATCACCCTGTCGGCTTCTTCATCATCTTGCGAGCCATACACAGCCTTACATCCGGGAATTGCCTTGCAGAGTGCCTCACGTTCAGCCTCCAAGTCGTGCCATAAAAGGAAATGATCATCCTTGTTTTCGGAACGGTTGATTATTTCCACCACACGGGCTATTTTCTCAGTCATGTTGTCCCGGCGTTCCTTTGCCGCATCAACAAGTCCGAGAGCAGCCTCGCGGAACATCTTGACCTGTCCGTCACGGTCGGTGCCGGCAGTGGAGTTGTCCACACTCACGACTTCTTCATGTACTCGTAACTCCGGTAACTCATATCCTGTATCGGGATAACAGAGATCAGATGGTTTTGTAAGAAATAATGCCCATGTACTTATCCATAACCAAAATTCCTTCTCCTTGTGGGGATAGAGGGTAAGATTGTTCGCTTTCGTGCTGTCACGCTGGAAGAACCTTGTAAGTGCCTGCCCGGTATCCATCACTCCAAGGTAGCCGGCATAGTGTATCAGCTCCTTGTATCTGTTGGGTGACGGTGTGGCAGTGGCAACAAACCTGTACGGAACTTCTGCAAACATAGGAAGAAACTCCTGATAGGTCTTGGTTCCGAATCCACGTAACACGCTCGCTTCATCCAATGAGGTAACGGTAAAGTAGGAAGGTTCTATTCTTATTCCGTCCTCGCCGTCACGGACACGTTCATAGTTTGTCACCATGATATTGGTCGGACATTGCTTCACCTCCTGCATAGTACGTACATAGCTCACTTTCATACCCAGATGCTTTTCGGCCTGTGTCAGGAACTCCACTACTACACGCTTGGGGCAAACTATCAACCCTTTGCCTCCTGTGCGGTTCAGGATCACCCGCAGTATCTCCAACTGAGTTACGGTCTTCTGCATACCGAAGCTGGAGAATATCGCCCTGCAACCGCCGGAAACAGCCCAACGTACTGTATCTTTCACATGGGGATATAAGTACGGGGTAAGTTCATCAGCCTTAACTTCAAATCCTGTCTGATGGCTGATTGCCATCTTGTCTTTCAAAAATTCTATATAATCTTTCATTATGCTATTCTTTTTTTGATTAAACTCATGTTCTTTTCCACAAGCCTTATAATGCGGTCATGATACTCTGATGTTCCGTTGCATACGGCTCTTGACTGTACTATCTGAAAAGATTTAAGATTCACTTCGATGGTTTCCACATGTTTTTCTCCGGCTATGGCTGTCATGATCAGGCATTCACTGCGTCTGTAATACCTGTTGGCGTATACACAATGGTGCATGGCTTTGCCCTCCTTGTAGAACTGGGTTACGCTTTCAAGCGGACGGATGGTTATGCCGTCGCCTTTGATTTCCATGCCGAAGAATCTTTCCATCCGGTTGTAGAATGATGCTATATCCTCCTTGAGCTGCTTTTCTTTTTGGATAGCCTTTATTCTGTCCCTTTCCCTTCTTTGCCTTGCCTCAATTTCATTTTTCTTTCTTAGTAATCTGTCGTGCTCGGCTTTTAAATTTTTGGGACATACGTATTTGGCGTTATGCAGATCCTTGTGGAAATAGGACAGCAGGCTTATATAGTCATTCCACATGCTTGCATCTCTGATTATATAACGGTTGCGGTTGCAGATGTTGAAGGACGGTTTATATCGGAGTTGGTAATAGCCCGTTTTGTACATGTGCTTTAACATATCCGTCTGTCCGGTCTTGATACATAATTCCGCATCATTGCCACCTTTCAGAAGGTCTCGTACAAGTTTTGAGGGGGGTACATCGGGGAACCGTTTCCCGATTCCCCGCTTTCTCAATTCCGGGAGCAGTTTCTTTCTTGGATATATCCATCCCCATATCGCATATAGGTCTCCACGATAATTCCAGCTGTAACTGCCGTATTCACCCTTTATGCTCAGTGGTTCCGAATATATCCATCCGCTGCTTCCCATATTCATCGGTTTTGCCATGATGGTGCGTTTCCCCTCGACGGTGATCCATTCCTGAACCACTTCAAAGAAAGTATAGTGAATATAATCCTGTCTGCTGTTCAAATCAAAATTCCTTTTTCTGACGTACTTGCAGCATAGTATATGTCTTATGATTTGGAACTCTCCGGCGGTCTGTAAGATGGACATATACTTTTCTTCCTCGACTTTTCGTTTCCGGCTGACCTTTGCGTCCAGTTTGTGGTGGCAGTACGGGCATTCGGTCGTATCACTGAACAGGGTGGTTCCCAGCTCGCTATTGCTTGTGTCTATCCATGTTCCGCCGCACTCGGAACACCATAGCTCATCCTTGCACCTATATGCTTCGTGGGTGAATATATGTTCTTTCGCCCATTCTTTTTGTACTTCGGTAACGGTGGACAGTTTGCTGCTTAGTCCGGTTACACGTTTCTCAAGTTTCGTTCTCGGTTTCATGATTAGAACAGGCTCATTTGTTGGGCATTATCATCTGCTTTCTTTCGGACGTTTTTCTTCCTGAGTGTCTGGTATTGTTCTTCCGCCAGCCGTGCGATTGCTTTGTCACGTGCCGCTTTCTTATCTTCTTCGGTGAGTTCCACAGGTTTGGCGGAGGATGATACGGACGTTTTCTCTCCGGCAGGCAGCCGGTTTATTTTGATATCGTCCTCATCATAGTAGTGCACTGCCATCCCGTAGACCTCCTCGTCTGAAATCGCTACGGCGTTACCACGCTTCCTGGCTTCACCCATGATATAACTACAGCATTCATCAATGCTTTTCTTCTCATTCGCATATTTGGGGGCGAACAGTGAATCTTCTTCCGCCCGTTTGTCCAAATAGGCTTTGATTGCCTGTTTGAAACTTTCATTACTTGCCATGGTTACTTAATTTTGAAGTGGTTGATAATATTTATTTGTGATTGATTCTGATGTTATACTCGCATAAGAATTTTCCTATATCGTCGCTTGCTATATTGGGAGGTGGTGCATTATCTCCGTATATAGCCCGTATTGCATCCTCATTTCCCCCGTATGCCTTCCAATAGGTGTAGGCAGTATGGTTGTTGGGAACGTTAGGAAAAAGTTCTGTGAAGGCGCTGAAATCGTTTTTAGCCTTTTTTTTGAGTTCCTGAATGTTTTTTACTCCCTCAATCATGGCGCACGCTGCATCTTCTATCCGAGTGAAACCTTTTTGGGATTGTTTCATGGCGGTTTCATTGGACAGTTTGACGTGCTCGTCTCTTCTATCCCTGCAAAAGTCCGATAGGGCTACCATAATGGACTGGTTGTTTATCCTGTTTCCCCAGACGAACTGTCCACGGCTCCCGTTTTTAAGCTGTGTGAAGAATATGCAAAGCTCGGCCAGATTGAGAAAATAATAGCTGGCCAATATGCTTAGCGCCGTTTCGGCAAGTTGTTGAGGTGCGATATCAATGTCTGCGTATCGGAGGATTGATTGCAGGTGCTCTGTGATAATCCTGACTGATGTGGCGTTGCCGAAGACAGCATTGATGTCCGCAAGGGTGGGAATACCCTCAATCCTGATTGCTTGTGCTAATGTCAGGTTACAATTCAGCTGGGCTTGCGTGCCGGACCAGTTGTCAACCAATTGGGAGGCTGTTGATCCATTTCTCAAGGTCTGCTGGAGCGGTGTCAGTGTCTCCGGCTTTTTCCTGGATTGGGGTATCTGTCCTGGGGACATTATCACAGTGATCTGTTTTTGAAGTCTTGTTTCCATTTTGAAGTCTTTTTTCGATTATCCAAAGGTTGGCCCGGCTGTCCCATCGTTCAATTTTAGCCCCGTTGGTGTTTTTCCAGCTTAGCGCATCGAAGTGGTAGAAGAATATCTCCGCCTGCTGTTCCCAGTCCGGGAGCTTGTCACGGAAGTAATCTTTCACCTGTTCCAGGGTAGGGGCTATAAATTCGGTTTTTGGTTTTGAAGGCTTCTTTTTAGGTTTTTCCTGCTCGGGCTTAAATAACTCGCTAGAGTTATTATTATCTTTACTCTTAAGTCTTATATTAATGTTAGCCTTTTTACTTAAAGGTTTACTTAAGTCATTACTTAAGAGTTTACTTAAGGGTTTACTTAAATCATTTAAGTAATAAACGGGCGATTTCGCATTTTTCTTACCTGACTCAAACTGTAGTAAACCTTTTTGCTGTAATCTGTTCCTGACTTCAATTACGGTTGGTTCTGATATACCGGTTGCGAGGACGATTCGTCTGTTGGGACACTCAAACGGATTCTCCCAACCCCGACTATTGCACTCGTTCAAAAGGAAGAAGTACAAATAAACTTCGTTCGAGGAAAATGCTACACTCTGATGTGTCTTCCAAAATTGGTTTACGTAATCTATATAAGTCATTGTAGGTAAGAATTTACTTCGTTTATGAACTCTTGTAGTGAATGGCAGATAACATACTTGTTTTGGTATCTCTCTGCTTCTGTCTGCCACGTTCGTTGGTGCTCGCTCTGTGTACCCTTCGGTGTCTTCATCTCTATACAGAGGGAAGCCCATCCCTTTTTGGGTATGAGCAAAATCAAGTCTGCTACACCTCTCACTGCTCCTTCATACTTCATCCGTGCTCCTGTCTTGGCATCACGTTTGCCACCGTTGGGCACTGCAAAAAGCATACGAGCCAGTTTGGGATATTGTAACCGGAACCATACCAAACAATCATGTTGTATTTGGCTTTCTGATAATGGTGTTGTCTGTTTCCTCATATTCTTCCGTTGAATAGGTTCATTGCCATATCTACCACATTCTCCTTAACCACATCATCCGTCCCTGTCACTCCGTTGGCTATTCCTTTTTTGGTCTGAATGACATCATACATATATTTGTCGATAGTATCCTTTCCAAGATAGTAGTAACAGTTTACGTTGTTCTTCTGTCCGTTCCGATGTGCTCGGTCTTCTGCCTGCTCACAATCGGAGAAAGTCCATGGGAACTCGATAAACGCCACACGGCTGGAAGCTGTCAATGTAAGACCTGTACCTCCTGATTTGTAGTTAAGGATGATCAGCTTGCAAGAAGGGTCGTTTTGGAAGCGGTCTACCGCTGTCTGTTTTTGAGTAGCATTGTCTTCGCCTGTAACGGTGACAGCTTCAGGGAATATCTTCTTTAATTCCTGTACTACTTCTTTCAGGTAAGCAAAGACTATCAGTTTCTCACCTCCGTCAATCACGTCATGGATGAATTCGGAAAAGACTTTGATTTTTCCCCTGGCTGATATGGCTTTCAATATTCCCATTTTCACCATTACTTCGCCTCTTAATGCCTTGGCCACCTTTTCATCGTCCGCATTCTTGTAAGTTCGGAGATACTGTATCAGGTCGGCTTCCGCTTTGTCGTATTCTTTGCGATTGGATATGTCCACCTCTATATATTGGCGTGACTTGTCCGGCAACTGAGTGAGTACCTTGGCCTTTTCGCGCCGGAAGAAGCAGGTCGATGATAACCTCCAGTTCAGTTCTTTCACATTGCTTGACTGTTTAGGTCCATCGCAGAACCTCTCTACGAAATACTTGTATCCTCCGAAATCCTCTAATCGTCCCATTATCTTGAGTTGTTGTATAAGGTCTGTATTGTTGTTCACTACTGGGGTTCCCGTCAGTTCCAAGATATATTCTTTGCCTTTACATATTCCTTCTACGAACTTGGATTGCTGGGTCTTGGTGGATTTGCACTTGTGTGATTCGTCAATGACTACGGATTTGAATAACGATATTCGTGGATCAAACTCAATGGATTTCATGGTAAACCGTGCATCCTCCTTTACTTTAAGTACAAAAAACTTTTTCAGTGATTCATAATTTGTTATGAATATGTTGCAGCATTTAGTCTCAAAGAAACGGTGCCAACTGGCTTTATTGCGATCATCCAGAATCATGGCATTTTTTCCGGCAAATTTCTTAAATTCACGTTGCCAGTTTATTTTCAATGCGGCCGGACAAATGACAAGGCACGGATACGCTTTTGCTATCGTAACCGTGCCTATTGCCTGTAATGTCTTTCCCAGTCCCGGTTGGTCCCCGAATATGCACCGCTTGTGCTGTAGCGCATAAGCGATGCCTTCTTTCTGATATTCGTACGGTTCCAACAGCAATCCGTGTGGAACCGTAAGTTTTGGAAGGTCGGGAATAGTATAGTCATTATACTCTCTTGTTGTCACTTTGTGCTGTACCCGGCTGCATATCCTTGTCTGTACCGCCCAATCTGCCATCATCCTCACGTATTCCTTATCTTGTAGAGATACCTTCCAAGCTTTTTCGTCAGCGATATAGGCTGCCCGGATATTCTGTTTTACACTTGGAATCCGTTTGACTAGCTCCACTAATCTTGGATGGTATGGGAAGGCTAGTTTGAAGCAGTTGGGGGTAGTAGTTACGCAAAATGGGGACGGCGGTATCATGATGCAAGTTGTTTGACTTTACGTGGTTTACGTGATTTAATTTTCTTTCCGTTCATTATTATGTCAACCCCTGCATCATTCATAGCCTGCTGGAATTCCGCAACCTCTTGATTGAAGTCTGTACCGGCTTCTGGAATGGCGTCCGGTTGTACGTCTGCGTTCGCCGTGTCTTCCTCAAACGGAAGTTCCTGTTGTACAATTCGCCATTTTTTGTTGAACAGATACTCTTTGACTTCGAACTCACAGGATTGGATTTCCTGCTCCAGCTCGAAGGCATTGATATACGATTCATTCTCATTATTGAACATGGTGAACGGAGCGCATAGGTTCAGAACTTTTCCTGTTTTGAGAAAACGTTTGGCTACCAGAGTAACCCCTTCATTATCTCCATCTCCGCCAATGGAATACCCTGTAACGTCAAGCACCTGTCCTATGATATCAGGCACTTCATCTACTGATTCTATACCGTCCACTTCTTTCTGTTCTGTAAGCAAAGCGGCGTGGGGATTCAGCTTGCTGAATGCATTGATAAGGTCTGATGTTACCAGGTTCTTGCCTTCTACGGTGGTTGTACCATTCTCATCCTTGTAGGTGGCCACCAAGGTACTGTCCTTGGTGATTTTAGCTTTTATGATCTTCATTATCTTCTATATTTATATTCGTTGACAAATTCGTTATAATAACGGTCTTCCGGAAGGGGAAGTGTTATTCCCAGTTCCGTGGCTGCATCTGCTTTGACCTTATTCAAAAAGTCCGTCATCTGAACGGTGTTCAGCTCCGATGTGCCTCTGACTATTTCTTCCTCTATTCCTTGGAAATAGGCGGTTTCGCTCAGAAACTTACGGCAGTAGTGTTTATGGACTACATTTTTCTCTGTTCCTGTTTCCTGCTCGATGCAGGTAAACCAAAGCCACATCAGGGCGTTTTGACTTAATGTGCGCGGCTCTGTGTAACGTTCGATAATTAACCTGTAACGACCGTTACGGAGCTGCGAGCACATGAAATCAAAGGACTTGTTCAGTGTTACCACACCTTTTTCTTTTATAAGGATAGCTTCTTGTGCCATTATTCCAGTCCGAAAATCTTCTTGTCCGTGATAGATTCTCTATTAGCTTCCAAAAACTCTATGAAATGTTCTACGTGTGCCGTGAGCAGTTTCACTGTCTGTTCGTGATTGTAAGTATAATATTCCGGATATTGCGTACCACTGATAAGCGGTGTGCGGCTGGTACCGCCTTTCAGCGCATAAGCCGTAAACTCAAATGCCTTTATGTTTTCCATCTGACCGGAAGCAATTAGGCAATAAGGGTAGACATGGCGCTGCCACCCGTGGGCGTATTTGCCGAACTCGTATTTAGATGTGGATTTTATGTCATAAACAACATCCTTTCGGAGTTCGTCGATAAATCCGTATAACTCCACATTTCCGTACTGGGTAGGAAGAATGGCGGATACATAGACCTGACTTAATGAGCCTTTGAAATACTCTGCCTGTTCTATACACCATTGTCTGTCGAAAAGGAAATGCCGTGCAGGTGCGATATCCGTTGCTGGAAAAGCTACTTGTATGGTATTGGTTTCCTTATCGCCAATGATGGAGTAGGGGGAACGCTCTGTCGGCACGTGATTTTCGCAATGGACATAGCAGTCAATGATAGCATTGAAGGCTGTTCCCTTGTCGGCTGCTTCACTCTCAAACGGTACACGGTTGATAGCATCCAGAAGGTCTTGCTTCAGGCTCTCTTCGATTTCTTCCGGAGAGCGTTTATACTCTCCGGTTTCATTATCAATGTTCCAGAAGTTTTCCACTTCTTCATCAGCTCTCAGATACTTGTCGAATTTGTCAAGTAATGAGGGATAGATTTTATAACTAGGCTGCTTCATATATTTTTTTGACTTTATCGAATTTCAACCCTAATTCCTTGCATCTTTTATTCAGTAGCATACCTGCTTGTAATTTGCTGTCGAAGATATGCTGCAGGCTCTCCAGTGATTGTTTCACTTCGTTGGCCGTGTCCGCATCCGCTACCATGGCTATCTGTTCCTTGATAACTTCCATAAGACCTTCATATTCGGAGGACAGTTCTGCCTGTTTTTCCTGATAGGTCTGATAAGTGTTTACAATCTTTGTCATAAAGTCGTTCGGTCCGGTGATTGTACCTTCTGCATTAATGATAACTGGTATCTTTATGCGTGCCGGAAGATTGCAGGTATTCTTACCGTAGAATTTCTCGCACGGATCAAAAGAGATGGTTCTGTCCTTACCTATGGCTTCCATATAGCCTACAAGATCAAGCTCTTTAATCAGGTCACCGGCAGAAGAACCTCCGATTTCCGGGCGTATCTGTTTGTCCTCTCCGTTCTTTTCCTCGCGTTCATGGGCTACGAATATTACTGATTTACCCATTAGTGTGACTTGGTTTACGAAGTTGATGAACATATTCTTTCGTACTCCATATCCTTGCAGGGACAGTGTGCCATCCGCTTTCTTCATTTTGGGATTGTTTTTCATTATATATTTATCCATGAAGGATAACATTTTTCCTGCCGTATCAATAACGATGGTCTTGTATTCGGCAATTTCTCCGCTCGTAAGAACTTCATCCACCTCTTCCCATTTGGAAATTTGTACGGTGTCTACACGGTGGGCTGCATTCACACGGTGAACGCCACCGTCAAAGTCCAGGAGTAGTGGCTGGGGAGAGCTTAACGCCAGTGTGGTCTTTCCCATACCAGGTTGTCCGTAGATTAATGCCGACAGGGCATTCTTAACTGTCAGTTCGTTAGGTTTTTTGATAAGTCCCATAATCAATAATTTTTAGTGGTTAATAAATGAGTTAAAAAAAATAGTTCCCGGATAGTCGGCCAGGACACACCGGGATAAATAAGGATATAGAATATAACATATAAAGAGGGCTCTCACCTCACGCTGTCCTTTCCAGCGGCTTTGGGTTAAATTATTATCTAACAAATTGCTCTCTGCTTCACTGCCTTGAAGTCTCTAACATGGCTACGTTTAAAGGGTGTACGGCTCCCTCTCTTTGGGTGTGGGTAATACAGGATTCGAACCTGTATCTGTATTCCTCCTGAAAACAATCACAAACCGTCTGAACGTAAAGAAAAAAGTGAATACCGCTTTTCCATTAAGCTAATTACCCGTGTGGCTTATGCCACTTTCTTTTTTAATTTTCTAGGCTTCCTTGGCATTTTGACCTGTGCATAACGCAGGACATCACTGGCATTGCAGAACCATTTCCCGTTTTGTGCGCATGTAGGCTTGTCGGAACGTATTTTGTTTTCTTCGATCAGTCTGATAAGCCTTCCTATGCCTCCAACTATTTTGGCCGCTTCTCTTTTACCGAATGTATGAGTGTCCATGATGGCTAGGATGTCTGCTAGCCGTGCTTCTGCCGTTCCATCAAATAAGATGGATGTCCGTAGTTGGTTGTTAACTGTATAGTTCATAATCTGAATCTGTTTTTGTTCGTCTTGTTCTTGATACTTGGGTGGTTCTTGTCTTTGCTCTGCTGCATTGTCTCATGTCGGGATGAAAATCCAATGCGGCAATGACAAGGAACAGGATGGAGAAGAATAGCTCAAGCCCGTGTTTACGTATCTCTTTTATATCGAAGTTGATCTTCATGCGCTCACAGAACATGTATAATACAAGCTCGGTATCTTTGGAAATACCCAGTTTTTTGTATATATCCCGCTTCTGTGCTTTGATGGTCCATTCCGAGCGTTGCAGACTGTCGGCTACTTCCTTGTCGGCTAAACCCTTGCAATATTGTTCGGCGACAAGATGCTCGCGCTCTGATAGCGTAATCATGACACACGCTGGATTTTGAACTCTCCGCGCTTGCGGTCAACCTCTCCTGTTCGTTTCCAATCGGCATTTTCTACACACATCTCCAATCTTAGTCTGGAAATGGTTGTGTTGACGGAAGATATCGCACGCACAGGGAACACAACGATATCACCTACCTTCATCGCTCTCAATGTGGCCGCCCAATTTTCTGTTACTTTTACCATATTACTTCAATTTAGCAAGTTTAACGATGTTGTCTAGAGCATTAATGCTGCTTTCGTGTCGTGCCTGTAGGCGGGTGAACGAATCGAACCACATGTCGCTCTGTTCCTTGACTTCTTTAAGGTCTTGTTCCAGTTCTTGCACACGTCTTACAAGGTCTTCGTGTGTCATGCTTTGTAACTCTTCTACTGTTGTCATAGCTTTATTTTTTTTGATTTTCAATATTGTCAAGTTCGTTGCTTATCACTAATGATGTTACCGCGAAGGCGGTGGATGCTATCCAGAACCATACGCCCATATCGCACATGGTAATAAGGAGTATCGTGTATGATACTGCGCATAATATTGATATTGCTTTCATTTGATTGTGTATTAGTTTTGTTCCCCCAAACCAATCCGATTGGCGGCATCACGCTTTTATTGGGGGATTTACTTAACTTTGTGGTGTCAAACAAAAAATTAAGTATTATGAACAAGTTTGTTGAAATCACCGTGGATGGTGAAAAGTGCATCATCAATGCAAGTGCAGTTCAGCTTGTAAAGCCTACCGATGAAGGTACATTGATTTTATTTCAAAATGGAGCTAAAATCCATACGGAATTTAGCTTTCAGGAGCTGTCAAATATTCTTCTGAACTAAAATTTCTTTCTTGTATATCGGGATAGTGAACAACTTTATGACAACGGTTTTGTTGATTATCCCGGTATCATCTTTTCCTATAAATCCATAGGGTATAGGACGTATTTTTACTATTTTTTCAATTATTGCTTTCATTGTCATAAGTAGATATTATTAGTTTGTGCCCCGATAACCTCTCTCTGGTCTTCCCACCGGAGTTGTCAGCTACTGTTCTTCACTGCATAACCGTTCGGGGCATGATCGCTCTTTTTATTTTACCCTTACACGCTTGGCGCCCTTTGCCGCTTGTTCACTCAGGAATATTGCGTATTGCATTGTACCTTTCTCAGTACGCAAACGGCAGCTTTCAGTTACCTCCGGGACTGCACCCGTAACCCTACTCAAATCTGCTTCTGATGTCACCAGTTCCGAGTCTTTCGGGATGTGTTGTTGCGGAGTGTCGCTTCTCCTGTTTGTTATGGTCAAACTCCATTTAGTAGCGGTAATCCCATCAAAAGGTAGGCTCACTGGCCGTTACCGCTTAATCTCCGCAGTACTGGGAACCTAAATATCCACGGCTGTTGGAGTTGTAGCAGTCTGACCATTCGGCTTTGAAAGTGACTTTTTCTGCTTTGACCGGAGTGAACACCTTGTTATTTCTTTCTTCCTGTTGTCTTGCCAGCTCTTCCTGCATTGTAACATTCAGTTTTGCCAGTTTCCATGTTGATTTCAGAACTTCACCGAAGGTCTTGCCTTGTTTCTTGCCTACATACTTGTAAGTTCTGTGGGCATCTCTCATAATCTGTCGTAAATCGAATCTTTTCATTGTCTTACCTCTTTTTAGTTAGTCAATATTTTTGCACTTCCGAACTATTTTTCGTTCCTTTGTGCTGTTGTTTATTGTTTGATGTTGCAAAGATACTAACATCACTGATATATCAATGATATTAGCCTATGAATATCACTGATATTAACTTTAATTATCATTATAGGCTTAATATATTAGTGATATGTACGATTTGAAAGGATTTAGACAGGCTTTTAATCTTACTCAAAAGCAATTGGCAGAGATTCTAAAATGTCAGCAGTCAAATATCTCTGGAATGGAAAAGACTATGAGAGACTTAGAACCGATACAGAAAAAAAGGCTGGAAGAAGCATACGGTTCTGAGTCCGTGGCTAAATTTGTTGTATCTTCTTTTTTGGAAAGTACGATAAATGATAGTCGAAACAAAGGGGATATGGGAGGCTACACCACATATCTTCTTCCCATGTCAGCTATGGGAGGAACGCTTACGGGGTTTGCGGCTCCAGGCGCAATGCTCCAAAATTGTGAGGCTATAATTTCACCCATTGAAGATGTAGACTTTGCCATTACAGTATATGGAGATAGTATGGCACCTGAATACCCCTCAGGTTCCCGTATTTTGATAAAGAAGATAAACCCCAATATTTTTATAGACTGGGGTAAAACATACGTTTTGGACACTGCAAATGGGGTTATAGTAAAGGAACTTCATGAGTGCAAGGGTAAGGAAGGTTATGTGAAATGCCATTCGGTAAACCCGGATCCGAAATTCTCGGACTTTGACGTTCCTTTGTCAGAGGTGTACGGCGTATATCGAGTACTTATGTGTATGTCGGCAAAATAACAAGTGAAAGCAATCTGTATAATAAACTTTTAATATAAAATACTATGGATTTTAAAGATGCAATTAAACAACTCGCAGACAGAGTTGGAAAATTAAAAGATAACATTCAAACAGAAGAAGCAACAAAGAACGCTTTTATCATGCCTTTTATAAATGCTTTGGGATATGATGTCTTTAACCCGTTGGAAGTATTGCCAGAAATGACTTGTGATATTGGTACAAAAAAGGGAGAAAAGATTGATTATGCCATAATGAAGGACGATCAGCCTATCTTGCTTATTGAATGTAAACACTGGAAGCAGGATTTGAATCTTCACGACAATCAACTATTGCGTTATTTCAATGTTTCAAAGGCTAAGTTTGGATTATTGACTAATGGTATTATTTATCGTTTTTATACAGATTTGAAAGAACCCAATATAATGGATGATAAACCATTCTTGGAAGTGGATATAACGGATTTGAGGGATAATCAAATTGAAGAGTTGAAGAAATTTCATAAATCGTACTTTGACGTAGACAATATACTAAACTCAGCCAGTGAATTAAAGTATATGGGAGAATTGAAGGCTATCATTCAGGAGGAATTTTCCTCACCGAGCACTGATTTTGTGAAAATGTTTGCGACTAAAGTATATGAAGGAAGAATGTTGCAAAATATAATCGATCAGTTTACCCCTTTGGTAAAACGTGCTATTTCTTCACATATCAATGATATCATTAATGAGCGTTTAAAAGGTGCTTTAACCGTTAGTGATTCAAAAATTGAGTCGGCTCAACCGAAGCAAACTGACACTCCGGCTGAAGAAACTCAAGCAGAAAATCAACCAGAATCAAAAGTCGTTACTACAGAAGAAGAACTTGATGCTTATCGTATCGTTAAGGCAATCTGTCGGAAAAAAGTGGATATATCCCGTATAGTATATCGTGATGCTCAAACATACTTTAGCGTTTTGCTTGATGACAACAATAGAAAGCCTATTTGTCGTATGTATTTCAATACAGCTACAAAATATGTGGCTACCATTGATGAAAATAAGAAAGATGTGAAACATGTTATTGAAAGCCTTGATGATATTTATAACTATGAGGATGAATTCTTTAAGGCGATCGATATGTACGAACATAAGGAATAGGATAAAAGTTCTAGAAGATTAATTAAAGATAATTGCAGCATTAGCAAATGTATTGTTAGTGCTGCAATGTGAATATTGGAGTTTTATTATATATGATTCAAAGCATATATGACTGTTCATGTCAGTGGAAAAATCAAGACTACTGTCAGCTTTCCCCTTCATGCAAAGGGTGGGGATGTCGATTTCTGTCTACGCCTATTGAAGAGATTCCAGCAACAATCCAGGAGAAAGCAAAGCTCTTTTCCAGAGTGTACCGGGAAGCGAAGCAAAAGGGAGTGCTGGAATGTCCGCACTACCGATCAATTTTCATAGATGAGGTGCTGGCCAATTTGCCGAAGGGTGAAGTGTGTTAAATAAATGGTTTATGTTATTGTTTATTGTTTGATTTTCGTATATTTGCAATAAATCTTAATTTGAATGGGAAGTTGGAGTGAACAACAGGAAGTAAAGAAAGAACGGAAAGAAAAAGATAAAACTAGACGAGATAAACTCGCAGGATATTTTTTCAACCTTTCCCAACTGACTTTTGTTGCATTGGTATTAGGTGGTGTAACTCCACTATATACTAATATTGAAGTAGGAATAAATTGGTATATATTAGTAGCCGGAATTACACTGACCATAATTTTAGCCAATATTGGAAACTTAATTTTAAAATAACACAATATGGAAATGTTAGCAGCAATATTCACCGCAGGCATTATAGTAGCAGGAGCATTTTTGATTTGGCTCAAAACCAAATCTGGGAAGAAATGGCTCGCAAGCTTATAACCCTTGACATATACAGGGTTATTATAGGTGGAATCTCTACCATCATTTTTATTAGAATAGGAAATACAATTTTAAAATAAAGTGGATTATGGACATGTTAAGTTTAGTATATACAATAAGTGCTGTTGTAGGTGGTGGATTTTTGGTGTGGCTTAACACAAAATCCGGGAAAAAATGGCTCGCAAATCTATAG